ATTAAACAAACTTGACACGGTATTACCTTATCTTTATTAAAAAGACTTAGGGTTCCTTACTCATAATGACATCACTGCCTTCTGAACCGTTAGCCCAATACCTTATATTGGACACCTATGAGCAATGTAGTTCACGAATTTTTAGTTGAGCCTAACTTTTAACCCAACACCTGAACCTCGACCTGGCCCCACTATAGTTCCAGCATTCCAACATTCTTTTATTATGTTTTGAAGGTTCAAAAAATAAGCGCTCCAATGAGCATTATTCTTATTGGAGCTATCCCATGTAGATTTAAGATTGCCATTAACCTCATTATAAGTTTTTTCATCTTGAAGCCTATAGTCATTTTGAAGCTTGCTAACTATAGCGCAAGCCAAGACCCTATCCCCCTCAAAGCCGCTTTCCGCAAACGTTTGTAAGTAAGGTATCTTGTTGTACCACTCTTTGTCTATTGTTGATGTTGCTGGCTTTTCCCACGTAAGACAAGGAATTTTCAAAGGCTTTAATAATGAATAATCTTCACAAGCGTTCTTAATTTTTCTAATATTGGAGTAAGCTATTTCTAGCTGTTCCTTAGTAAAATAATCAAAGTAAGACTCTATTTCATCTGTATCCATTAAATAAGTCGTAGCATAAAAAGAGTCAACTTCTCTTTCACCATCTTGAGAGTTGAGAAAGGCTTTGTGTATGCGAGCATCTTCGGCCTTTACATAATGACTGTCTGTTGTTATGATGTATGGTACTTCGAGAAAATTGGAAAGCTTTAAGAGAAACTTATTAACCTCTATTTGTTCATCACTTCGAGATGGCTGCATTTCAAGATAAAAATTACCTTCTCCAAACAAGTGTATCATATTAGAAACCCAGCTAACAATTTCGTTATAGACTTCTTCATCTTCTGTTATGAGATACTCTAATATATGCTGCGGAAGCCAGCCTCCTAGACACGCACTGCTTCCTATTATGTTACCTTTCTCATTACCTATCACTTCTATAAGGTCACTATAATAGGTAGGGACTCTTGTTAATCCTCTTGCAGAATAACTACGCATCCATGCTCTTGTTGAAAGCTCTCGAATTTGTTCGTGTCCTTTTGCGTTCTTGGCTAAAAGAATAAAATGCCAATATCTATCTTCTCCAGAAACAAAATTATCAGGAGAAAGACCATCTCGACAAAGATAAATCTCATTTCCCCTTATGATTTTAAAATCTGGATGCTCTTTTTTTACTTTCTCATAATATTTTTCAATTTTAACTGCATTACACACTGTTTCATGTTCTGTAAAAGCAATAACCTCATGCCCAAGCTCTATGGCTCTATCTACAAGAGTTTCTACTCGAGAAATAGCGTCACGAAGTCTAAGGTTTGAGGCGTCAGTGTGGTTATGCAAAGAACCGCTATAGCCCAAGGTTACTCACCACCTTTATATATGTCATAAAACTTCTCATTATCTATTTTTAAAATTACTTCTGTCCCGCAACAAGGACAAGGAGTTTTAAGAAACTCATAATAATGCCGTATTTCAGGGAAATCAACATCGTTAAAAGTGCTTTTAAGAATATCGACTTCTTGAAAACCAAGAATTGCACCACAGAAGTCACAAGTTACTTTATACTTTAGCTCACTACTTTTAATTATCTTAACCATATATCTTTTTATACCACTCTCTATCATCAATAGATAAAATAAGTTCCTTACCACAAGAAGAACAATTCATAAAAGAGATAGTGTGAAGGCCAGACTTTTTATTTTTTATATCTTCCATTTTAAATCTAATGACCGACCCGCAGTTGGCACATTTTGTTTCATATCCAACTACTATTGCTCTTGTGGTTCTTGCTGCTATGAAGTCTTTACAGGTTAAAGCGGCTGTATCTGGATGACGCTCTTTTTGGTCTACATCAAGAGAGCCATAAATCGTACAATTACAAGCATTATAACCACAAAAATTAGAAGTAAAGAAGTTAATGCAGTTAGAACATTTCTTTTCCATTGTCACTTATTCCTCCCAATTTATAAAGCTTCTCTCTATTTTCGCTTAATCGTACATCCCTAAAACAAGCTGGACAATTTATTTTATTACCAACTCTTATGTCATAACTTTTGAATTGTAGAATAGACTTACAATGCGGGCAAGTGATATAATATCTTATTGAATTGTCTTTAATTATCTTAACCATAAAACTTCTTATACCGCTCCCTATCATTCACACTTAAAATTGTTTCCGCTCCACAGCAAGGACAATGGATATAGAATGTTGTAGAAATAAGTGTTCGAGCCTTTACATCTTGAGGTTCATACTCAAGCAATGAATGACACCAACAACATCTTACTCGCTTTTTCTTTACACAATTTTCAATAACTTTAACCATTCTTCTCACCTACTTTAATATTATTATAACATAAATTTCTCTATAACGCAAGGATTATTTTATCACTAAGGTAAGCTTTTTGGAGGCACGAGTGATAGCTGTATATAACCATCTACGATGCTCTTCTTTATCAAAAGGGAAAGACTCTTCAATGACTAACACCTTATCCCATTGAGAACCTTGGGCACGATGTGTAGTAATAGCATAGCCATAATTAAATTCAACAGGACTTGGTGGATTATCTACATTCTTTCCTGCGTGAGCTATTGCATATTCTTGCTTAGGAGAAAAAGTTTTTTGGCCTGTACAAAGAGCTTGATAATCAATAGGGACATCACGCATTAAGTCTCCTGAACTCATGCGGACGTCCGCTATGAGGACCGGAGCAGAGAGCCTTCCAGTTCTAGTGCGATAATGAAAAGTATCTAAAGCCATGTTTTCAAGAGTACAAATTGAGCCATTTACTAACGGGTCATTGCGTTCTTCACTTGCAAAATCCCAGCAGTTTCTGAGACATATAACCTTGTCCCCTGTCACAGGCTTCTCGTTTGGGAATCCTAGGCGAGCCCGCACGTAATTATTAATTCCCATTCGAGTTTTATTCGTTGCAGTAAGAATTTCATCTGCCCAATCATACATACCATCTACAACCTCAAAGGGAGAAACAATTTGAATATCATTACCCTTAAAAGGCCGAAGTGACTTACCTTCTCGCACATCCATACTTGCTACTATAATATCACTTTCTTTTGCTTGCCGCATTATTTCATCAAGAAAAATATGCGGATGGTCAAGTATGTGGTTGTCATCATCCTTGGATACTGGCGGAAGCTGCGCAGGGTCTCCAAGCGCAATAATATGAACACGATATTTTAAAAGTTGTTCCCACATTCTTTTAGGGAGCATTGAGGCTTCATCAATAATAATTAAACTGGGACAACCTTCTAAAGCTGGGCGGGGGAAGAAAGAGTATGTTCCATCTTTCTTTTGTCTTGCATAATACAAAAGTTTATGAGCCGTCATTGCATTGGGGTTGCCCTTTTCTCTTAGCACTTCTGAGGCTTTTCCTGTATAAGCGACATAGCACACATCTTCAGGGTCAATCTCTAATGCCGCAATAACGAACTTTACTAATTCGCTTTTGCCCGTTCCTGCGTAACCACTAATCACGGTGTATGGTTCATGGTGTTTATATCTATCGACGCAAATACGCAGACCCTCTTCCTGCTTATTCGTGAGTATCATCGTATCTTCCCTTCTTTATAGGCATATCTAATAGCTGATTAGCTAAAATAGCAACAGCGAGTTTATTAGAATAACCATTCTCTTCTGCGAAGTTCTGAATTTCTTGCTCAAACATATATTCTTCATAATCCATAGGAGCTGCATCGTCCCATATAAGTTTCTTTGTCAGATAATTTAAGAAGCTTGCGCCTCGTTCAGTTAAATATCTTCCTCTTAATTTGTTTATAAATCTTTTCCAACGTCGTTTCCACATAAAAGTACAATCCTCCTTTTTATCTATTAATATTATATCATATTTAAGGTTTTTATTCAATTGACCCTTTTAGCCTGAAAAATTCTAAAACACATTTCGATTTTGAGGAACGGAGAAGCAGGCGTAAGCGCGCCGCCGCATAAAAAAGAAAAGGGGAGGCATAAAGCCTCCCTTATTTTCACTTCGTAAAGTAATTATATGCCACTATTGCATTATTCTGTCTGGTTTTGTAAGTATAAGAGGCTCCCCTCTCATATGTCTTAGCAAAACATAAAGCTGCATCAGAAGCACTTGTTAGCTTTAAGAAGTTTTCATATTTAAACCCTTTACTGTAACAATAGCCAAAGGTGTCTATCTCATATTTGATAGTGTCTCGTAGAAAATTACATTGTTCCTCAAGTGATGCTCCCCATACCTGAGAATACGATTTACTCCACTGACAAATGCCATAGTAATATTTGCTTTGCGCAAACGGCTGTAATACCAGTGTGTTGCCCCCAACTTCTCCCATCATGTTTCCTAAAAGTCCGGCGCATACGTAGTCACTATATCCCAAATCTTTGAAGTAATTCCAAATATAAGTAGCTATAGGATATTCTTTTTCTTTTTCGTTCCAGCGTGCTTTTAAGTCATTATAAGCTTTCTTTAACTCTTTCTTTTGATAGTAAGCGTTCCACCATTCTTCTTGTGCTAACTTAATTACATCGTGGTTTTCTTCATATCCCAATGCTCTTGCGGCTTCTGCCATATTGTGCGCGGCCTCCATCAAAGAATCCTGAGTCGAGATTTGTTCTACTAAAGAACTCATATCGGTGTATGAATACTCAACTGTTTCTCCTGCTGTGGCCACTGTAAAGCTACAAGTGGATAAGACTAAAACTATACTTAAAATAACGCTGATTAACTTTTTCATTTGATTGTTTTCCTCCTTAAATTAAGAGGCTGCGCAATCGTTATCAAAAATAATATTTCTGTCTACCTAGAATTTCATAATCGACAACTAAAATTTGAGGGGTAACTCTATTGAAGTATTTATTAACTTCGGCTCTCCCTATAATGTTCATATTCACGCAACCCAATTCGTTAGAAGTCAATGACTCTAACTCTTCTTCGCTTGAACGGAACTTTATACAAGCTATTCCGTTTGGTAATAGAATCTTCAATGTCGGATTTCTATCCCTTGACATTAATGTAACCATGTCCCTTGTTACCGGTAAATTCTCTATCACAATTAATGGTTCCTCTAAGCCTTGCCCCCACAAAGCTTTTGCATCACCTATCTCTAGTATAGACTCTGCTTTTACTGTGCTACCTGAATAAATAAAATCCACTTTGTAGCACGGGGAAAATTCTATATCTTTGAGTTGTTCTTCTGACCAAGAAACAAACTCTTCAAAATTGCGGTCGGGGATAGCCAGCCCGAACGCATTATTATGTCCAGTTGCATAATTTACTAAACCAGAACTTTCACAAAAACTGCGGAAGTCTGTAAGTTTTGACCTTTCATATCCTCTGGCGGAACCGGCCCAGACTAATTCTCCTTCAGTTTCAACAGGAGAAAGGATAGCTACAGGTCGTTTATACTTAGACATAAGCTCATTGGCGATTAAGCCTCGCACACCCGGGTCTACAGCGAGCTCCCGCACACGAATCAAGAGCAACTTATGAGAAAGCAAGTTATCCTGCTCTATGATAGACTCTATTTGCGCGGCGCTCGCATCCCGAACTTTTGTCTGGCGGTTTTTCACATTTGTGCAAGTCCGCAAAGCTTGTTCAACTCTGGTCTCAAGTTGTCCTTTACATCCACGTTTAGTAGATGGAATAAGCTCGTCTGCCTTCCACTCTAGCATACTCTCAAAGACTAATCGCTTCTCTTCTTGAGTACCAACACGAGTTATTGCATTTACTAAAGGAACAATGTAGAAGGAAACTCCCATAGGAGTTAAATCCTCCGTACCAAGTTGATATTCATTTTTTTGCGCCATGCCTTTTATAAATGGATTGCGGAGATGCGCGCGACGTAGCCCCTCCTGAACAAGATAATGTGTTTCAAAATCTTGAAGGTTCATCATATCTCCCTGGATTCCGCATCCGACTATATCCAGATAATCGTCCGCATAGGCAGTCCCGCAAATACTATCTAAATATTGACAGAATTTATAAACGATACCAACGCCAGACAAAGACTTGGTAGGATAATCGCAAAGTTGATTATTAACAACACAAGCATATTCGCTTTCTCGCTCCGCAAGGTGGTGGTCTAAGACTACAACATCAATCCCTTTTTCTTTTAGCTCTTGATGAATATCATAATCATTACTCGAACTATCGGGCGCTATGACGAGAGTAGTTCCTTCTGGAATTAAGCTTGTATTAATTCCATGTACCTTGCCATCGTGAAAATCATAACTAAATTTCTCTATTGCTGAGGGGAATTGTCGGCCAAGATAATTTAAAAGAACTGCGCTTGCTGTATACCCGTCACAATCCGAGTCTACTTGCACATATATTCTTGCATCATCATTGCTTATATGCTTAATAATAATCTGAGCTGCTTTCTCAATATTTTTAAGTTTCAGGGGAGATAAATTATCTGAATTTGTCACATTTAAATAATGAGGAATATCTTCATATGCCATTCCTCGGTTTGTAAGAACTTGCTCTAAAGCGGAATAATTTTCATTTATTGGATTTATAAGTTCATATTCTATTGTAATTACCCCCTCATTAAAACATATAAAAACCTGCAAAGGGGGCTTCTACAAGATAAGGCATGATATTTTCCATTATATCTTTTGCCGCAATAGAGTTGTCAATATAAGCAAAGTTATATAAATTAGAAGAAGGATGCTCAGGATTTTCTTCTTGCCACGAGTCTCCATTTTGAAACAAAACCCTATTGGAATAATCTTCTTCGCCTTCTTCTATAGCTGTAGTATAATAGTAATCTATTCCTAGTGCTGCATAGTTACGTATTAAATCATGGAACTTAGTAGCAACTTTTTCCTTTGAATTACTCCAAATGGCGCCATTAATGCAGACATTAGAATAGTTTGGTCTCCCAGTATCTCGTACTACCATATTAAAACATCCGATGACCTTGATAGGGAAGCGCAGTTATTGTCTGTGCAGACTCTTCAAACAAGTCTAAATCAATTTCTCTATCATCATAAATCACATTAAAGCTCATTCCCTTTAACTTTCCGTAGGCTGCTACAGTAGCTTTCCAACAATCACCATTTTCAAAACAAGCTTCTCCCCAGTCAGTATCATTCCGTACTGAAGCCTTAAAGGTAGCCGCAATTCGCATAGTAACATAACCTCTTACTATATCATCTAATTGTCTTTGTGCTCTTTCGGGCGTGCTTGCCCAAATTAATCCTGTCAAGGTTCTCTCTCCTTTCAAAAAAATTTATACGCGTGGAATGGTTGTCCAATATTTGATGGCATGATTATTGTTCGTATTATTTCACGAGAAATTCTATTATCAATATAGGCTATATTAGTTTTATATCCTCTTGCGCTATCACCAGCACGCACAGCTCTCCAAGTATCACCATTCTCGTACTCCACCCAGTTATTCCATTTAGAGTGGTTGGTCATATAGGTAGGCCGAATTCCTAGCTGCTCATAGTTCTGAATAATTTCATTTAATTTCCAGTCAGCACTCTCATAGGTCGCTCCATATACTATTCCTTGCATTATGGTTTTGGCACAATCCTTTCTCTTAATAATTGTTCAAAAATTTGCGGGCCTGCGTCTATGGGGCTTGCCTTATGCGGCAATATCATAGACTTATCGAAAATAGCTGATATGCGTATGGATTGTCCATACTTGTCATTGATATGTATTAACTTGTTCTTTAGGCGTAAAAATTCATTATCTCCTATGCTCTCAAAATCACGGTCAAACGCAACTATGACCTCGCGCACTCCGCACGCCTTTAAAAGTTCCATGTGGTAGGTTGAAATGCTACTACCGCAACAAGCAACAGAAATATCATTCTCTCGTCCATAGTAACTTGTATATTGCATACAAGCTTTTTCTGACTCAAATATTATTGCAGTCTTTGAACGTCTAATATTATCTTGGCTGTTGTTGAGATTATAAAGATTTTGGCTTAATGGATGCGTATACATTGTTTCTCCAACTATTAAAGGCCGATATTTCCCATATCGTTCAGCTTCATCTTGTGCGAGCGCTCTGCCTCTAATACCAACAAGTCTTCCTTTTTGGTCAAAATGCGGAATAGTGATTTTCTCTTTGCCGGGATAATATCCAATTAAGTTTTGCTTCATTACTTCTCTTGATATTCCTTCTTCTTCCCAACTCTGGATTCTAGGATAACTAAATCGAGTTAAAATAATGGGGTCATACTCAGGAAGAGTAACAAAAGAAAATGAGTTATGAGTGTATTTATACCGTTTAAGTATTTCCCACCCAATTAAGTTTTCTTCCTCTTCTTCTCTTTCTTCTCCTTCAATACCAAAGTAATGAGCAATATAAGCCATTGCGTCATAAAGTTCCCATTCTAAATGCTTTTGATTACGGGCAACTTTGATAGCTAGTTCAAAGACATCAAATGTAGAAGAATCTGTACATCCTGTATAACAATGAAAAAGTCGAGAATTAGAATAGAAGTATAACTTCCGAGACCCTTCTCCAGGAAGGTTGTGACAAATTGTTTGAGAGACCAATCCTGTTCCTGTATACTCAGGTTCGCCGCCCCAGAGTTCAAGTAAATCATAGATATTTTCTATGCTAAGTTGAGCTTTTAAAGTATCTTTATCATAATAATTACTCAATTCCAGGGTGCCTCGCCTTCATCAACTATGACCTTTACGTCCTCAATACTGACCATATCAAAACGCCAATTCGTGCAAAATTGCGGGTCAATTCTACAAACGCCCAAGTCAGCATAACAAAAGAGATAAACACCTTTATACGAGCCTCTTCGATTTTTATATATAGAAAGTTTGACATTCGGGACTTTCAAAGTAGGATTTGCTGCAAGAATAGGCGCTAATTTTTCAAGGTCTTGAGCAGTCACTTCCAAGAGTATCATCCCCACGTCAACTCGGTCTGCGATGCTTTTCGCTCCTCTTAAGAGATTTTGGTCTGGAGTTTCACTTTCCTTATAGTCCGCATTTAATTGTGTAGCAGTAAGAATAAAAATGCCATACTGATTGGCTATATCTTTTAATCTTGCGGATAGCATGAAAAGAATGTTATCTTCACGAAGTCTAACCCCGCCGGAACGCTTGGTTATTTCTTCTAAAATCTTGAGTGATGTTTGCACATAGTCAAACGCAACGTATTTCACATCATGTTCTCTAATATTTTTCTTTATGAGATTTTCTACGTCTTGAAGAGAAAAGTCTGGTAATGTTTCAACCCACAAAGGACTTCTACTTATAATATCTGCGGCTTTTAAAACTCGTTCTTCTTCTCCCTCAAGATATTGTCCATTAAGAATATGTTCCTCATTAACATTCGATAAAAAGGCAAGCATCATAGTTTGAACTTCGCTTAAATCTTGCTCTGTAGCTATGTAAAGGGTAGGTTGCGAAGTACCATTCTTAGTCCATCCGAATTGCTCGTAAAAAATTTCGTTACAAGCGAAATTACAAACATCTGCAATCATGGCACGAGACTTTCCCATTCCAGTAGCGCCGCTCCTCAAATAGAGCTTTCCGAGTCTAGCGCCTCTCGTTGCTGTATTAATTAAAGGGCCGTACATAGGAATACCAATTTCTGGATGACGCTTCAGATTTTCAATGAGGTCATTAATGCCTTCTCCAGCTTGATAACCATCACCTAAATCATCATCTACATACTTTGTTTTTATTTCATCTATTTTATTGTCAATGTGCTGAGCAATAGAAAGAATGGAAGTATTATCCAACCAATCTTCTTGTTGCTGTTTTTTCTTTGTGTCTAAAATGTTCTCTGGGTCATAAAGATAACTTACATCAAGCCCGTAAGAAGCATAAGCTCTTAATAAACTAAACTTTTTCATTCGACCATAATAGTAGTTAAAAGTCTCGGGTTTGGAAACTTGAGCGGCTTCCGCAAGATATTCAACGCCTTTATTCTTTTTAAAAATGGCATCGTATTTAGGACGATTTGCAAGATAATCTATTACAGACTCCATATTTACCTTGCTGCCTGTAAGATGGATATTATAGATAGCTCCGAAGGTTATTTTATGAAAATCCTCGGTAAAATCTTCTTCGTGAACCACATATTTGTCTGTATCATCTAGAATGGAGGAATTATTAAATATACACCCTATAACTTGTGTAACAGCAGCAAGGTCTATATAACTATTAGGTTTTACCATCGCTATCTCCTTCCTCCAGGAACGTAAAAAGCTTGCGGAAACGCCGCATCGGTTC